TCGCAAATGAAGACATGTACCTGACATGCGACGACGATATTCTATATCCTGAAGATTATGTAGCCTTAATAGCCAGCTCACTTCTATCCCACCCAATAGTAACCTTCCACGGCAGAGAATTGGTCCCACACGGACGTCATTCTTACTATCGAGGCGGACATCTTTGCTACTCATACCTGAACTACACGCCACTTGACAAAAAAGTACACGTTGGAGGCACAGGCGTTATGGGTATAAACCTGAACAAATACCGTCCGAACATCTCACACTCGCCGTTCAAATGCATGTCCGACCTTGTACTGTCTCTCGACGCTGCCCAAAACAATATACCGATCATTTGCGCAGCACATCCGGACAAATGGCTGCACAGCATTCGAACGGGTCAAGAGACCATTTCAAACAAGTTTCGCAAAGAAGAGTCTCAACAAATTGCAATTATGAATGAAATTTTTAATATCTTTGACTTATGAAAAGCGGATTGATAAGTCTTCGAAGGTCAATATTAGGACGTATTAAGCTTCGTTTTCTTATAAAAACGCATGTTGTTTGTTTTTCTAAAATTCAAGCGTTAAACGGCAATTCGTTTATAGATAGACGGATAAGAAGATTAATATTAAAAGGACGGAAAGTGCGTTTAATATAATTATTGTGCAGTCTTAAAATTTTCATTATATTCGCAATTATGAATAAGTACCCAATAACATTTTATAACGCCATTTGGCTCATCCTATTCACGCTTTTGTGCTTGGATTTCTCTTGGTGGTTATTCGTGCCTGTATTCCTGTTCTGCCCTTCATGGCTGCATGTGAGGGAATGGCATGACGGTTATAAACGTAGCAAGCCAGAACGATATGTTTGATAACTTAACTCCGACCGCCGTAACAGAAGTCTTAACCGACTCACGCTCTGGACTTGATACCAATGGTGGCATACAGAGACAAAAACAAAAAAATATGCGTAAAGTAATCCTATTTTCCATCGCTGCCGTCTGCCTGGCGTCCTGCACAAAAACCTACAAATGCACGATTGTTACAGATGTGCAAGGTATTCACTCCGAAGTCGTCACTAAGTTTGAAGGCACCAAAGAAGAAATGGAGAAGTACGAAGCCAACGGCACAAACTCAGGCTCTGTCTACTCCCAAACAACAACCTGTAAATGACACCAAACAAAGTAAAGCACTTTCAAGAGTGGCTTGATTTATTCTACAAAAATGGCAAACCAAAAAAAAGTCGCAATATCAAAAGTAAAAGTCAATCCGAACAACCCGCGATTGATTAAAGACGATAAGTTTGCCAAACTCGTTCAGTCAATTAAAGACTTTCCAGAGATGCTGGATATCCGTCCGATTGTTGTTAATAAAGACATGATTGTGCTTGGAGGCAATATGAGGTTAAAGGCATGTAAAGAGGCTGGATTGAAAGAAGTCCCTATTATAATTGCAGACAATCTCACCGAAGAGCAGCAGCGTGAGTTCTTAATCAAAGACAACACAAGCGGAGGTGAATGGGATTGGGAGATGATCTCAAAAGATTGGGATGCCGTTCAATTAGATGCTTGGGGATTAGACGTTCCTGATTTTACTCCTGACGAAGTTTTGGAAGCGGTTGAAGATGATTTTGATGGAACACCGCCAGAGACTCCGATAACTGTATTGGGAGACCTTTACGAAATTGGAGAACATCGTTTGCTTTGTGGGGATAGTACTGATTCGGATCAAGTGGCAAAGTTAATGAATGGAGAAAAAGCGGATATGGTGTTTACCGATCCACCTTATAATGTTGCCTTCAATGGTCGCAGCGGAAAGTTTGACGTTATTGAAAATGATGATCTTCCAGAGAAAGAATTTGAAGAATTAATAGATGGATTCGTAGCTATTTTAGAGATATTAAAACCGAACAATTATTACGTTTGGTGTAATTGGAAATTCTATGGAATACTACAAAGAAAGCTAGAGTTTAAGGCATGTATTGTATGGGCTAAAAATGTATTTGGTCTTGGTAGAGGATATAGGCATCAACATGAGTTTTGTTTATTTAATGGTAAATTAGATGAAGGAATTAATAATGAGTCCGATTTATGGGAATTAGCCAAAGATACAAACTATCAACATCCAACTCAAAAACCAATAACACTCGCTGAAAGGGCTTTAAATAACCATAAAAACGACAAAACTATTGTAGACTTATTTAGTGGAAGCGGCTCAACAATGGTTGCGTCACACCAACTTAAACGCAAATGCTACGGCATGGAATTAGACCCAAAATATTGCGATGTAATAGTAAAAAGAATGGTAAAACTCGATCCATCTCTGATGGTTAAGCGCAACGGAGTAATAACAAAAGACTTTGAATAATGGCATACGACAGGGTTAAAATATTTGAACAGGCAAAGGAGATGATCGTTAAACATAAATTGTTTTTTGTGGATGATATTGTTGCGTTCTTGCCTATTTCAAAGCAGACATTTTACGACTTCTTTCCTGTTCAATCTGACCAACTTGACGAGCTAAAAGACTTACTTGAGACAAACCGCACAGAATTAAAGGTTTCCATGCGTTCAAAATGGTACAAATCAAATGCACCGGCGCTTCAAATGGCTTTGATGAAATTGATCTCTACGCCAGAGGAATTAAAGAAGCTATCAATGAACCACACAGACGTAACAAGCAACGGCAAGGAGATAGGCGTCGAGCCGATAAAAATCACCGTCGTTCCACCGTCTGAATGAACATCCAAGCAACAATAGTTTTTCAAAAGAATTGGGAGGCGATACACGCGCTAAATGAGAATGGAGAGCGTAAGTATCGTTACATTATCAATCGTGGGTCTTCACGTAGTTCAAAAACTTACTCCCTGATCGATTGCTATGACCTGTACGCGCGTTCGAACAAGAACAAACGGTTAACTGTCTGGCGTGATACAAAAACTGACTGCAAAAAAACCGTATTGCAAGACGTTTTAAAGCGTTTAAAAACGACAGGCCGGTACAAATTAGGGCAAGATTTCAACAAAACCGAGTCCATTTTCACCTACTCAACCGACAGTACATTTGAAATTCACGGCACGGACGATGAGGAAACGGTTCACGGACTTACTCAGGCAGGCGCATGGTTGAATGAGCCTTACAAAATTAGCCGGGAAACGTTTGACCAGATTGATCAACGGACCAGCGACTTTGTGATCATTGATTATAACCCTAAGAAAGGACATTGGGTTGAGGACTTGATGCTAAACGAGCGTGCAATAGTTATCGACTCAACCTTCTTGGATAACCCATTTTGCCCTGAAGAGTCACGACTTAAAATACTATCTTACCAAACAGTCAAACAAACTTCCGTCGTCCGTGACAAACTCATCACGGAAAACGAGGCATTCGAGTACGATATAGCCGCCAACACTTCAGAGTTTACAGACAAACAACTATCAGAACTAATCAGATGCCGTGATAACCACGCTAAGCGTACAGCCAACGAATTTAATTGGTCTGTTTACGGCCTTGGTGAGAAAGCCGAGCGTCCTAACCGTATCTTCAGATGGAGCCAGATTTCGCCTGAAGACTATAAAAAACTAGATTATAAGATTTGGTACGGGACAGATTGGGGCGCGGTAGATCCATGGGCGATTGTTGAGTGCAAGTATAACGACGGTAAGCTTTACGTGCGAGAACTGAACTACGACTCTGAGAATTTAATCCGTGAGCGAATGAATACGGCAGAACGTGCACAGATTTCTACCGACGAAGAGGGTTTGGTTACTTACATGTTCAACAAAAAAGGCATGTCGACCAAATATACAGTCGTCTGCGACAGTAACCGGCCAAAGAAGATTATGGCCCTACGTCGTAACGGCTGGCAAGCATTCGGAGCGAACAAGCCAAAGGGGTCAATCATTGACGGTATTGATATGATGCAGAACCTCGATATTTACTATACTACCGATTCAGAGAATATCGAATATGAGCAAGAAAACTATTCCCGTGAAATTGGTAACGACGGCACTATCTTAGATGAGCCTGAAGATATGAATAATCATTGCATGGATGCAATCAGATACGTCGTGCTGCACTTACACGCCTGGGGAATTATCAAGAAGGTGTAGTGGTTGTTTGGATTTGTTGCACCTTACCTAGCTCCAATCCGGTGATCTCAGACACGGCCTCTGCTGTTACGCCTGACTGAAGCAATGTGGTTGCTGCCTGTGATTTCTTTAGCAAGATGTCCGCCTCACGACTCAAATCCTTTTGCATGACTGGAATATGGTCATAGTTCAGTCTTAGTGTGTGACCTTTATCAAGAAGCCCCCAACGCTTACTAAATCCGTTTGCCATATCGTTTGCGATTGGGATAAGCGTATTCTGGTAGCAATTACGGTCTGCCATTTCTTTGTTCGCGAATGTTGAACCAGATTTGCCACCGATGGACCCGGAACTAAACATGTCCTTTGATGCTCCGTAAAAATCAATGATAGCTGTTTTGTTCGCGTCGAATGTCTCAAAGATTTTGTAGTCACCAAGTGGAAACGTAGAAGACTCCCATTTAAGGTTACCGTCAGACACAGCGAAAGGCATTTGATTGTCGCCTACACCGTAGTTTTTAACCATTCCCTTGATCATTTTCTTATCTTCGTCTGTCGTTGGCACAAATCCCTCAGCGGTCCGCGTTTCATTTCTCCAAATACCGAGCGCGCCTTTCTTTGTCATGACTACGTTTAAGAAGCCGTGTGTCGCACGTAGGTTTGATATAGGCATACGAATTGCCAAAAGAGGCGAACTGCCCAGTAAAGGATCGTCGCAATTCGGCATACTGAACTGAATGATTTCGTCCGG